TACAGTGCTTACCTGAACATCTTATGGCTCGTGTGCAGCCTGCCCATCGTTACCATAGGGGCTTCTACGACCGCATTGTTCTACGTCACGCTCAAAATGGCGGAAGATCGGGACGATGGTCTGACCCGGATGTTTTTTAAGGCGTTCCGGGAAAATTTTAAGCCTGCCACAAAACTCTGGCTTATCCTGCTGGCGGTCGGCAGTTTCTTGGCTGCGGATGGCTTTGTGCTGCGCCGAATGTGGAGCGAAAACATTTTCTGGACGCTGCTCACTGCAGTGCTTATTGGTGCGGCAGTTCTGTACGGCATCGTTCTGCTGTATGCCTTTCCTCTGCTGGCACGGTTTGAAAACACCACCTTCGGCATCCTGAAAACAGCGTTTCTCGTGGGTGTCCGGTATCTGTTTTGCACCCTGCTGATGGCGGCGATCTATGGCATCATGGGGTACGTCATAGTGTTTGTGTTCACGCCTGCATTCCTGCTGGGCATGGGCTTCTGCGCCATGCTCTGCTCCTTTCTGATGCTTCGGATCCTCTATCTGATCGGTGGAGACCCTGATGCAGTACACGAGGAATACGACCATGACGAAAACTGACCGGGATACGCTCCGCTCCCTCCATGGGCGCAAAAAGTGGGAGCACATCTGGGCATATTACAAGCTGCCCATTGCGATCGTGCTCATCGTCGTCTATATCCTCGGGTATGCAGCCTACCGCCATGTGACGAAAAAAGAGGATGTGCTTTACCTTGGTCTGGTAAACATCACTGCCGGGTCTGATCTGACGGAACAGCTTACCACCGGCTTTGCCAAGGCGCAGGGTCTGACCAAAAAGCAACAGGTCGATCTGCTGTCCGGCTTGCTGCTCAGCGAAAGCGAACGCGCAGAGGAGCAGTATGTATATGCTTCGGAGATGAAGCTGCTGGGTGCAGTCAGTGCCCAGCGGTTAGATGTTGTTCTGATGGACGAATATGCACGGGATCGACTGTTGGCAGAGGATTATTTTCTCGATCTGCGGACACTGGATGCGTCTTTCCATGCACTGTCGGGTCTGAACGCCGGTGGGACCGTGCTGGATATTTCGGACACGCCGTTTGTCAGGCAGGCAGGTTTTTCTGGCAAGGTCTATCTTGGGGTAGTGCAGAATGCACCGCACCCGGAGCGTGCAGCCGCTTACATTCATTATCTGTTCCAGCGGTGATCGTTGGGTTTCAAATCAAGAATAAGGAGAATTATCATGGACATTGTAACGATTGGTGAAGTTTTGATCGACCTGACCCAGACCGGCAAGGATGCGCGCGGCATTCCTCAGTTTGCCGCAAACCCCGGCGGTGCCCCGGCCAATCTGGCGGTGGCAGCCGCCCGGCTGGGCGCACAAACCGCCTTTATCGGCAAGGTAGGTGCGGATGCCTTTGGCCGCTACCTGAAAGAGGTTCTGGCAGAGAACAAGGTGGACGTTTCCGGCATGGCGGTGGATGCAGACCACCCCACCACCATGGCTGTTGTTTCGGTGGATGCCACCGGTGAGCGGGATTTCAGCTTCTACCGCAGCGCCAACGCTGACGTGATGCTGTGCAAAGAGGACATTTCGGACGAGGCTCTGAAAGCCGCGAAAATCGTCCACTTTGGCTCTGTCAGCCTCACCGCTGACCCCTCCCGCACCGCCACGCTGGATGCTGCCGCCCGCGCCAAAAAGATGGGTGCTACCATTACCTACGACCCCAATTATCGTGCCAACCTCTGGAAGAACAAAGAGGATGCCATTGCTCAGATGAAAGCACCCCTGCCGCTGGTGGATATTCTGAAAGTTTCCGATGAGGAGCTGCCCCTGCTCACCGGCACCACCGACTGCGAAAGCGGCACGGCACAGCTGGCACAGAACGGCATCCGGCTGATTTTTGTCACCTTGGGTGCAAACGGCGTATTCTACCGCTTTGGGGAGAAAACTGGCCATGTGGCTGGCGTGCCCTGCAAGGTAGGCGACACCAACGGCGCAGGCGATACCTTCTTTGGGGCTGCCCTGTCCAAGCTCTGCAAGGAGGAGCTGGACACCCTGACGGTGGACAAGCTGGAAGGCATTCTGGCCTTTGCCAACAAGGCGGCAAGCATTACCACCAGCCGCCACGGCGCTATCCCCGCCATGCCCACCCTTGCAGAAGTGGAGGGCTGAACCATGGCAGTAAAGCAGGAATTTGAGTCCCGGTTTGCCAAGCACAAGGACGAGCTGGAATGGCTGTTCATGGAACTGTACCACAACCGGGAAGGGCTGGAAGTTCTGGAGCGGGAGATGGCAGAAGCCTACAACGCCCGCAGCGCCGAGCTGAAAGCGCTGGACAAGGCACGCTCTGCCGACCCGGAGTGGTACAAGCGCGGCAATATGTTCGGCATGACCATGTACACCGACCTCTTTGCCGGAAATCTGAAAGAACTGGTAAAGAAGCTGCCCTACCTGAAGGAGCAGAAGCTGACCTATCTGCACCTGATGCCCCTGCTGCAGATGCCCCATCCCCACAACGACGGCGGCTATGCGGTGGAGGATTTTGACACCGTAGACCCGGCACTTGGCACCAACAAAGATCTGGAGAACCTGACCCGGGAGCTGCGCAAGGCGGGCATCAGCCTGTGTCTGGATTTCGTGATGAACCACACCGCCAGCACCCACCGCTGGGCGATGGCGGCAAAGGCGGGCGACCCGTGGTTTCAGGCCTATTACCACCTCTATGACGACCGCACCATCCCCGACCAGTACGAGCAGACTGTGCCGCAGGTGTTCCCCAACACCGCCCCCGGCAACTTCACCTGGTGTGAGGAGATGCACAAGTGGGTGCTGACCACCTTCCACGATTATCAGTGGGATCTGAATTATGCAAACCCGGCAGTGTTCGTAGACATGACCAAGAGCATCCTGCATCTGGCAAATCTGGGCGTGGAAGTGTTCCGCATTGATGCGGTACCCTATATCTGGAAGCAGCTGGGCACCACCTGCCGCAATCTGCCGCAGGTGCACACCATCGTGCGGATGCTCCGTATCGTGCTGGAATGCGTCTGCCCGGCGGTCATCCTCAAGGGCGAGGTGGTCATGGCTCCCAAGGAGCTGGCAGCTTATTTCGGCACCCCGGAAAAGCCGGAATGCCACATGCTCTACAACGTATCCACCATGGTCAACCTGTGGGGTGCCCTTGCCAGCCGGGACACCCGGCTGCTGAAAGCCCAGCTGGATGCCCTCCACGCCCTGCCGGACAACTGCTGGTTCGTGAACTATCTGCGCTGCCACGATGACATCGGCTGGGGTCTGGACGAGGCGGTGGAAAACCGTCTTGGCATCGACCCCCAGAAGCATAAAGAATATCTGTACCACTTCTATGAGGGCAATTTCCCCGGCAGCTGGGCAAAGGGCGAGCTGTACAACTACGACCCCGCTACTGGCGATGCCCGAAGCTGCGGCACCACTGCCAGCTTGTGCGGCGTGGAGCAGGCACTGGAAAAGGACGATAAGATCGCACTGGACTATGCGGTGAAGCGTGACCTGCTGCTGCACACTGCCATGGCATTTTTGCAGGGCTTCCCCATGCTGAACTGCGGCGATGAAATTGCACAGCTCAATGGCTGGGACTACAAAAACGACCCCGACCGTGTGGAAGACAGCCGCAATTTGCATCGCAGCAAATTCAACTGGGAGGATGCCAAGCAGCGCACCCGGAAGGGCACGCTGCAAAACCAGCTGTGGCAGGGCATGGAGCAGCTGCGCCAAATGCGGGCAGACCCCTGCTTTGCCCCGGATGCGTGGGTGACCACATGGGACAGCCACAACCCTGGCGTGCTGGCACTGGTACGCAAGCGCGGCGAGGAAACGCTGGTGGGATTGTTCAACTTTACCGAGTACCCGGCAGGGGCAAGTCTGGACGCTCTGGGTGGCGAGTATCACACCCCGGAAGGCACTTCCGTCTGGCTGGCGGATGTGGAGCTGGAACCGTACCAGGCACTGTTGGTAAAAAACAAATAAGTAAAACGAGTCATCCGGCTCTCTCTTTTCGCCAAAGTTTTCATTGTTTTTTCTTGCACACTGCCGAAAGTGACGTATTCTCAAAAGTTCGCGTTTGCGCAGCGAAGCGGAGCAATGAAAGCCCCAGTGGGGCTTTTAAGCGACAGAACGGTCTTGCGCAGCAAGATAGAGGGGCCTCGCCCCCGACAAGTTCACGTTGACACAGCTCGATTTTTGTGGTAATCTACTCCAACAATTTAATATAACATATTTACTTAGAGTTCCAGCTCGGCTCCCAAAGGAGCCGGAGCAAGTTTTTAACTTTCTTATCGCTACATAGCAAACCCGAACCAAGGCCATCCCAGAAGGGATGGTCAGGTTCAGGTTGTTGTGTGGCGATTTTTTATTGCCAAATCAGTACCGCACCTTGAAAACCGCATAACCGTCTGCATGGGATACCCGGCGATGACCTCGTAAAACCAAAAAGTCCAACCGCATCCTGTATATGACAAAACCTCTAAAAGAGGAACTTCAAGCATGGCTTGAAAAGCTCAAACAGGACGAGCAGAGCGCCCCAGAGAAGTACAACAACTGCGGTCAGCTGTTCCGCTTACCAGACGGCTTACCCATTGCCCCGGACGTTCTGACCAAGTGGTATCGTATGTGGCGGGCAGAGCACCCGGAGTTTGAGAAGATTGTGTTCCACGGTCTGCGCCACTCCAGAGACCTGACCCCGGCAGCATCCCAGCCCCGGCAAAACGAAAAGCCGGCGGCAGCAAAAATCTCCGGAAAAGAGATCCTTGAAGCCATCCGGCTGATGGATGCAGACGAACGCAGAGAATTGACGAGAGCCTTGTTCGCCTAAAATTTTTTCTTTTTATGCAAAGGAAAGCAGGCTGTGCAAACCTTGCGTAGAAAAGCCCCTGATTCGGGCAAATGTGCAAACGGTGTGCAGAAAGTGTGCAGCCGCTTTCCTACATAAAGAAAGAACGTCAAATCTTACGATTTGACGTTCAATATCTGGTGCACCTCCAGGGACTCGAACCCTGGGCCCACTGATTAAGAGTCATTCCAGCCCGCACTCCATTGGTGCAAAAGCAAAAATAAACAACGAATATACGCTATTCTACAAAGGACTGCGCAAATACGAAAAAGCACCGTGGTAGTCAATCGGTAGTCACACTCGCCCTCAAATCGAAAATATCAAAATACGATACCAAATATCATTTTGCTGATATAGATTATCCTTTTATGCTACACTCTCCGCAAAGGAGATATGGCTGATGTTAAGGATTTTGTTGTCCGTCCGCTTAGGCGAAAAGCGATGGACTCAGAAGCAACTTGCAGACGCAACTGGAATCCGGCGAAACACAATCAATGATCTTTACCATGAGATGACCGACCGGGTATCTTTGGAACAGCTTGATTTGATTTGCAAAGCCTTGGACTGCAAAATCTCCGATCTTCTGGTTCAAGAAGAAGATTTGGATGATTTGACCCGAAGCAGGCTTGCAACGCCACGGTGCAGATACATAACGTCCGACAAGTAAGTTATCCCCTTTCCCCGGACACTTCGGTGTCTGGGGACTTTTTTTGCCAAAAATCCCATGCCCGGATACACAATCCGGGCTTTTTGTATAAATATATTTGTTTATTTTATCATCTGTTTTCTTGATAAAATATCGGTTTTGCTGTTGTCTTTCAAGGCAAAAAGGAAGATACTATAATCACAGCAAGGGAGTACGACCGGAAGGCAAGGGGCGAAGTAAGAGCCGGGAGCGCAGTAAGTCGTGAGCGCATGCTAAGTCAGTAACCCACTCCCCTGCTGCTTTTTATTTTATCTTTTCAGCCAAAGAAAGAGAGGGCATTATGAAAAAGTTTGATCTGTCCGCCATCATGCGCAAGGCATGGAAGCTGTATCGCAAGGGCGTAGCCGCCTTTTCCGAGTGCCTGCACCGGGCATGGAACAGTGCAAAGGCCGAGCCGATCAACGCCCAGCGCATTGAGGAAGCCCAGCAGGCCGCCGGGGTGGCCGAGCCTGTGAACACATGGGCAGGCTGGAAAGTCGCCGGGTACATGGTGGAACATGGCGCAAAGGCCTTGTTTCAGGCGGTACTCATCCACAGCAGCAAAGGTGACGGCCAGACCTACCGCGCATCGTTCTTTGGCGCTTCTCAGGTAAAGCCCTTACCCACGGCATGAAAAAAGCCGCCAGCGCTTCAAAACACTGGCGGCTTTTATCATACCTCTGTTCCATCAGGAAAGCGGAAGTTCACAATAAGCTCTGCGCCCATGGCCTGCGCCATCTGCTCCAGTTCTTCATACTTGAACTTTCCTGTTTTCATCCGCTGGTTGAATGCCTGCGGGGTGGTGTCCATCCGCCGGGCAAGTTCAGCTTCTTTTATTTTGGAAACAGCTTCGGCCATTTTGATTTTCGTTGGGAAATCCATGTTCATCACCTCACCGAAAGTATAAATGATTTCCTGTATTTTGTCAAGAAATATTTTCAAAAATATAGGTTTTTCTTTAAGAAAAGCCTTGACATTATAAAGGAAATCCTGTATAATATAGGTGTCAGGAGGAGCGGAAAGCTCACCGGAAAGGAGAACAGACCGATGGATGAAAAAGCAAAAGCTCTGAAAGAGCTGCTGGAAATCTTGGTCGAACATCCCGATCTTGCAGAGCGGATAACGATCACGATTAAACCCAACAGAATCATTCAGAGCAATGAGACCCCCACGGATAATAAGTAATCCGTAAGAGCAGGGCGGCGGGTAGGAGCCGCCGCCCTCGCTTTTTAATTATAACCACCCACCGATGAAAAATCAAGGAGAATATATATGAACAGAGAACGCAGAAAGGCCCTGCAGGCCATCATTGATCAGCTTGAGACCCTCCAGACTCAGCTTGAGGAAATCCAGACTGAGGAAGAAGAATACCGGGACAACATCCCCGAAAACTTCCAGAGCGGCGAACGGTACGAGCATATCGAAGAGATCTGCGAAAGCCTGTCCGATGCAGTAAGCAGTCTGGAAGATGCCACCAGCAGCATTGAAGAAGCGATTGAGTAAGGAGAAGCACCATGACCATCCGAGAATTTGCAAAGCTGAACAACTTCCCCATCAGGGGCAAGCTGACCCGCATTCCTGATGAGGTCGAATATGACTTCAACGACCGACCGCACAACTGCAAACGGTACGTTGATGAAGATTTCAATGAGTACGGCATCCATGAGGACGGCTTCATTGTTGCCATCCCCTGTGAAAAGGCTTGGGGCCTCAGCATCAAAGAGAAGTCCCGGATCGCCGCCATGATTGAAAAGGAACGCATGGAAGCCAGCCAGCGGCGCGGCTCCTATGAATGGTAAAGGAGTAGACCATGAAAATTTCCGATATTCGCGCTTCCCTCCAGCGTCTGGCCGAAAGGCTGGATAACCAGTGGGCATACGCCCGGTCTGATGCCGAGATGGACATTGCTGCCGGCCGTGCCGAGTACAACGATGACGGAGAGAGGCTGCCTACCGAGCCGGAGATCAGCTACTACGGCATGATTGCCGCATTTGAAACGCTCGGCGGCGAATGGAAACGCAACGCCGATGGCCGCCACTGGCTGTGCCTTGGCGGAATCGTGGCAAGCACCCAGAGCAAGTGATTTTGAAAGCTGTGCTATCTGGCTATACGGGCGTTCGGAGGATATGACGATGAAACTTTACAAATATTCCGGCACCATCGAAGAGTTTGCCGTTGAGCGTGGCCGAATCTCCTACATCAAACTCTTTGATGTGACCGACTTCGACAAAGCACCCACCCGGCTGGAAGTCTTCGGTGCGCTGAGCGAGTACATCGAGGCCATCGAGAGCACGGATGCCGAAGAACGGTACATCAAGAGCGATTGGTATTTTGACAGCAATCTGTATCTGTACCGCATCGAGATCCCCGGCAGCGAGGTTGGCCGCCCGGCGAAAATCATCACCCAGAGCCCGCACAACATCGAGCGGCTGGAAATCTTCGGCCAGCAGGACTACATCAAGACCAGCAAGCCGGAATCCATGTCCGGCAAAGAAATTTACCGCTGGGTCGACTGGGAACGTGAAAATATGAATTGACGAGGGATTAAACAATGACAGACGAAAAGATTATTGCCAGGATGCAGGCCGATCAGGAGCAGGGCTGGCCGCTGTGTCCCCGCTGCGGCGAGAGGATGCCGGACAAGCTGACCCACGGTGCATTGAGCCGCCACGCCAAGGGCGTGTACATCTGCGAGGCTTGCGGCACCGATGAAGCCCTCCGGGACTGGATCGGAAACGTCAAACCCCTGTCTGACTGGGTGCTGGTTCGCGTATACAACGGAGATCTTCGGAGGTAATCGATGACGTGAGCGTTGAAGATGCTGCGCAGATGAAGTTCTAAGAAAACAAAAAATCCCCCTCCACTTTGCCTACACATACCCCGCGAGGTTCGCAGGGCTTCGACAAAGCAGAGGGGGATTTTTGCGCGCCGCCGGAGCAGCCAAATATAAAATCAAGAGTGGACCATGCCGGGCCACTCTCTACAAAAGCCGAAGCTTTTCAAGTGCCTCTATTTTACACGGCACTCATGCAGCAGTCAAGACTTTTTGCCAAGTGCTGCGGTCATAACATCAAAGGCGTGTTCGATAACAGCGTCCAGCACCTCGTCGGTGATAGCCCAGCGGATAGCCGCCGGGCACTTGGCGCGGAGAGCCGCGAACACCTGCTTCTTCTTTTTGGCGCCCTGCCCGCTGCCCATGATGGACAGTTCAGCTTTTTCGACCAGCTCCAGCGCCAGATCCTTGACGGTGGCCTTGTAGCCCAGCCGGATGCCACCGACTGCCAGCGAAATAAAACCCGCCGCCATCAGAATGACAGCGACAGGCACGGGAATAAAACTCAGAATAGCTTCCATGATGGTTTCCTCCTATGTCACAGATACTTGTTGGCCCCAGAAATTGCCCGCCAACTGGCAGGGCCGCAGATGCCGTCCACGGCCAGTCCGTGCGCCTCCTGCGCTTTCAGCAGAGCGTTCTCGGTGCCCTCGCCGAAAATGCCGTCCGGGGTCAGCCCCAGCAGCCGCTGGAGCATCTTCGTGGCTGCACGGTTTGCATCCCCGGTGCAACCCCGGCGGATGGTCGGCAGGACGAACTTCAGGTAGGTCGTGGACGGGTAGTGCTTTTTTGCATCGCACAGCCACGTCGCCTTTGTCCCGCGCGTATCGGCATGGCAGAACATATTCCCGGCGTACCAGTAGATGCCAATGCCGCCGAAGCCGACCGCCGAGGCAAGGATACCCAGAGCGACCGGGTTCAGGCTCCGATCTTCAAGCCTCCAATCGGCGGCCATACCGTAGCGGTGACGGCTATTCGTACCGCCGCCAGCGTCCTGATTGCGCTTCAGACAGCGGTAGCCGGAAGTGATCTTGATCTTCTTCCCGACCACATCCCGGATACGCTGGAGCTTCTCGGCCAGCTCCGGGTCTACCATCTGAGTTCCGCAGCCGCACGGGCAGTCGAACTCGTACCGGCTGAAATTCTTCGTCAGCGCGGTTTTGTCGCCGCGCTTATAGGTGATAACACTCACGCTTCATGCCTCCTTATAAGAAGTCGTGCTTTTGAAGCCGCTCATTGTACACCCGTTTGATATTCGCTACCGCACAGATGCAGCGGTTGTTTTTGTAGTCGGGGTGACTGTGGCAGTAGTCCTCATAGGCATCAATGA